GAGCTCTGTCACTTGAATGTGATCTCATGGAAGCCCTCAACTGGCCAAAGGAGATCATTAACTCATACATTTGGCACAAAACGAACGCCCGTGCTCGAAACCTCAAGAATGGGGCTTATCTTGCACCAATGCGCTTCACGGGGGAGGTATGGACGTACGTTTTCAACACGCTGTTCAACATTGTTATCATTAACATTAAGTACGAGATCGGCTCACGCTCCGTGCTCATTAGTGGTGATGACAGCGCGATTAACGGACGACCACCCGTGAGGCCGATTTGGTACCTCATTGAGCACAAGCTGACCTTGGAGTTTAAAGAGATAGTCACACGCACCGTTGAATTCGTTTCATGGCTAGTTTCACCTTTCGGCATTATGAAGAACCCCACCGTTCTCGCTGCCCGTTTGAATCATACTGCCAAGCTGGGAACGCTCGACAATGTCGTTCTCGCGTACTTCTATGAACACGCATACGCTGTTCGCCTCGGCGATCGTGTTCACGAGTTTGGCCTCACTCCGGACCAAGAGGAGGATCTCGACTATTGTAGCCACTACTTTCAACAACTCGCCGTCCGTTACAACTTACCGACCCACGCACTACTCGGGTTGGAGCCACTGGACCCACGGATCTTGAATCGACAGGCCAGGGCTGCGGCTATGTTGCGCGACATTAAGGGCACCCCCACTTATCGCCGCAAGCTCGACAGCTCTGGTCCTCTGGCACCCATGGTCTGGGAGGGTAGTTCACCAGGTAGTGTGGAGAGACAAGCTTTGGGTACGGATTGGCGTCACATCACGCACGATGATTACGAGCCGGTGAAGCTCACCTTCAACTGGGTACCAAACTATGGTGCCCAGAATCCTCCTATAACCGCCGTTAAGATTATTGACACACCAGAAACATATGCAGCCATCCAAGCCTTCAGAGACCTCGTCGGAGACGACGATGAAGAGTGGGGTGCTTGAATATGAAGCGCCAGTGAACCCAAGATTTGAGGACATGGTCCGTCAGGAGTTTGGGACCATGCACCTCGTCCACCAAGTCATTATTGAGTTGAGCCCAGGCGAGTATCGTGAATCATATTTATTCAAGAACTTTTTCGATTCTTGGCAAGGCCGCTGCCGTGCCCTTTTCATAACTTCTTTCAAATTGGACTTTGTTTTCCTTGATGTCGGTTCACACATTTCTGTAGGCTTCCCAAATTATTTAGAACTCAAACCTCGCCCCAACTTCGGCGATGTTGCCTCTTCTCCAAATTTTATTCCTATCACTTCTGGTGTTGGTCTCATGTCTGCATTAGGCCTCACCCCCGAAATTCCTTCCACTATGAGTAAGATGATATTCCCCTCCCCCATCGCCAACAAGGACATGGCGATGATGCTTTTCGCTCGAGTTTTATCTATTGGTGCTACAATCAAACTGTATATTAACTTCGAGGTCATTGGACTGGTCTTAACCACACAGATCATACAGCCAAAAGCGCATTGTATGATCACAAAGTCCACTGACTTTGGTAACGTCGCAAGAGAGAGTATCGAATGGGAAGAAGTCGCCGACGAGGAAATAAAATTTTCCGAGCTGGTTGTAAAGTTGTTCGAATACGCCATGCGAGATGGTGTCGGTGAGCCCGTCAAAGGATGTACCCACTTTTGGCCGCTCCGGACACAAGATTACATCATTTTCGCGCCCATGGCAGGTGTAGTGAAGTACCTAAACCCAAGTAAGAAGATCTGGGTCAGTACTGATATCAAGTGTGCTCTCACTAAGTGCGCCGTCCAAGTCC